GCCAGTTGTCAGGCCACCTTCTGCGTAACAAGCGGCGCCACCTTTCTTGAACTTGGCATGATCCTTAGCCAGAGACTTAGCTTCCTTGGCCGTCTTGTTGAAGAAGGACTTTTCCTTCTTCTCTTCCTTCTCGTCGTCAACCATGAAACATCCTTAGTGAATAGTGACCGTGACCTGACCGACGAGCGCGCCGGCAACACATCCTACCGTAGCACCGATAGTAGGAATCTCGGGAGCCCCAAGCTGTATATACAGCGTGCGCTCAACGTTCTGGTTAACGTCTATGCGCGGGTCGCGCAGAGCCTGCGGGTCTATGACCGGATACATACCGAGTTGCAGCTGTGGGTGATCGGGGTCCCAGCACATGGGGCACGCTTTAATCGCCGTGACCTTCAACTTGATGACAACAAATTTCAAGTCCGACAGATCACAGCGAAAGCCACAAATGTCGCAGAACCCGAACGCATGCCGACCTCTGGTAAACGGTTCGGTCATGGTATGAAGCCCACTCGCGGAATAAACCGCACCGGCGCCTTCTCGTGGTCTTCCTGGCTGGCGCGATCCCACGCCTTTTCGTACTGCTTCTCCAGGAATTCAAGACGTGAAACACCCTCCGGGATCTTCTGCGCGATCATGAAAGCCAGCCCGGCGCACAAGGGCTCCAGGAAACGGTACGGAATATCCTGCGTGTTCGACCCCGCAGGGCCAGCGTCTTGCATGCGGCGCAAATACCAGTACACCAGCGTATACGTTGTCGACGTATCGGGTGTAGGCCAGATCGTTACCTGCAGGGCTGAATCGGACCCACCAGGCACCCCGCGCTGCACCAGGATCTGGATAGGACGCCCGGTCGTCAGCTTGTTAGGAATAGTGCTATACGTAGAAACAGAAATCCTGCTGATCTGCAGATCCGTCTGGTTATATTGCTGGCCAGCGCTCGTACGTATGACGTGTTCAAGTAGGTCTACCGCTTGGTCTGGGATAGCGTAGACCGCTTGCCCGGGGACGAGGGTGATACTGTCAGTAGCAATAGTCCATAAATTAATACCCCGATTAGCCCAATCCACAAGAAGCAGATTAAGAGACCGGCGCGCAGTACGAAGATCGTAACCGCCACGCAGCTCAGACCCAGCCCGCTCAAAAGCCTCTTCAACAACATCGGTGAGCGGAAGATCGAAAGTGGTTGTGCCTGAAGTGGCCATGCTAAACGTTGCCCGCCGGTTGCCCGTTCAGGTAATACGTACCGCCGACACTACCCGTGAAATGGGGGCCGGGACCACTTTGCGCAGCTTGTGCGCCGGGCGTTGAAGATGCAGCTGGGCCACCAGGCTGCCCGGCAGGCACACCGTTAGGAATCTGCCCCGGCAACATAGGAGAAAGCGGCATGGACGAGCCCTGCGCAGGATTGGCCGGGGGTCCGTTACTACCAAACGAATACCCAGACAGATACGGGGACTGCGGCATCTGTTGTGGGATGGGGGTGTAGTAGTTCTGCATCCCCTGCGTAACGGACGAGGGGTTATACCCCTGCTGGGGGTTGTAGTTCTGATACGAGTACGGTCCTTGTTGACCGCCTTTACCGCCACCCTTACCACCAGGCGTATTAGACCCTGCCGCGTTGTTCGACTGCGGCTGCTGCGCGCCTTGCATCAAGTTCGACTGCATAAAGGGCTGCGAATACATCTGCTGCCCATTGGCAAAGGGGGAGCCCGCGCCTCCCCCTTGTACCGTTCCGGCAGGCCCCTGCTGTCCTACTTGCGGGCCTCCGTAAGAACCACCACCTTGCTGCGACCCTAGAGAGGCACCCCCGTATGCGCCAGTACCACCTTTGCCCATCGTGTGTCCTTAAATGATCCGACCACGGGTCTTGCCCTTGCTTTCGATGCCGTGCGCAGCACTACGGAAGCCCTTAACGTGCCCACCTTTGGCGTACTTGAACTCGCCCTTCTGGGTGCCCTTCTCTTCCTTCTGCGTACCGCCGTCAGCGCGATCGAGCTTACGTCCTTTTTCAACCACGCCCCCGTGCGCAAAGGCCTTGTGCCCCTTCACATGATCCAGGTGCGCCTTATGCAGATGCTCAAAGTCCTGCCCTTCCGCGCCCTTCACGTGCTTGCCATGCCCACGATGCCCGGCAATATACGACCCTTCATGGTAAGTCGCATCGCCCACCGAACCACCCCGCGCGTACTTGAAGTCGCCCTTTTGGGAACCCTTCTCCTCGTGCTGGATGCCACGCTCAGTCGTTAACTCCTTGGCCTTGCGCTTGTCCTTGCGCAGGGGCATGTCTTCATGCGGTTTGCCGCCCGAATTCATCTTCACGTGTCCACCCTTTTTCATTCCAGGAGGAGGCATACCCCCAGGAGGAGGACCGCCCATGCCAGGAGGGCCACCCATAGGAGGACCAGGAGGAGGGCCTCCCATAGGAGGACCGCCACCACCCGCCGCACCGGCCATCGCCCCTTGCAGAGCTGACAACGCACCCAGTCCACCACCGCCGGGCTTCTTGCCACCACCAGCGGGCTTGGGTTTCGAACCACCACCAGGCTTTTTCATCAGGTTCCTTACGGACCAGTATTACCAGTCGGGCCTTGCGAGCCAAAATATGCGTATTCCACAACCATGTAGATGCTAGCCGTGGTAGGAACAGCCGAACCGTTTATGGTCATCGTCAGGTTAAACACGGGCAACGTAACACCGCTAGTGGTCGTGTTCAACGCCGTGGACGCCATCGGATTACCCGTCGGGTTAATGACGGGATTCGTGAAGTTCGTGACGTTGTACTGCGCGGCAGTAATACCTTGCGTCTGAATCTGAACGCCGGCGCCGGTGGTGGGAATCGCAAGCGCGTTAATGAAGAACGTATTCGATCCGTTATTAGCGCTGGTCCCGACGTTAATCGTCGGGGTAGTGGCGCCAGCAAATGTGCCGATAACGTGCAGATCGAAATTCACGATCATCGAATTCGTAGGAATCCAGATGTTCGTAGCAAGTGGCGTGCCAACAGTGAACTGAAAATACCCTTGCTGCAATTGCGTGGTCGACGGCGCGGCGTTGATGAACAAACCGTATTGATACAGCCCATTGACCCCCATGGAGCCAGAGCCTTGCGCGGGGACTCCCCCAACTCCGGACGGTCCAATAGCGGCATTGCCGCCAGCCATGAGAGCATTAAGAGCAGGAACACCAGAAACAGGGTAGCCGCTAGCAGCGGAGGGGATGACAGTGTTCCCCTCCTTGTAGTTACCCCCGTACTGGCCGCTTAGCGTGTGACTAACGGCAGGCATGTATTACTCCTTCAGGTTTCGTTGCTGGGAATGCGCCAAGCACCTTCTCAGCCCGTTGACCCATAGACGCCCAGCGGATCAGACCACCCGAAGCTGTAACGCTCACGTGCCTTGTAGCGCACGTTGCCGGTTTCAAAGTCGCCGTCCATCGAGGTCTGCAGCTTCACACGCTCGAACATCTTGAGCCCGTTAGGCACATCCGTCAGGAAGAACCAGGCCAGCGCGGAAGTCAAGAAGTGGTTGATCACGAACCCTTCGGGCATGATCCCCATCGACTTGATGGCGGAGATGTCATTGTCCGTGGTACCCACCCGCAGCTCGGTCTTGAAAAGACGCTCAGCAATAAACATCAGGTTGGGCGGCAGGATCAACTTACGGGGCTTGGCCGCGATGAGCATGCCGCGCTCATCCGTCCACTTGGCTACCTGGATAACGGCCGCTTCCAGCGCGGTTTCATTCAGGTCCAGGTTAGCGGCAGACGTATTGCTGTTAGTAGCGCCATTGACCAGCGGGTGGGCAGTCGAGAAGAGCACTACGCCGTCGCCACCGGTAAAGCCCGAGGTAAAGCCGTTGTTCAGCACACCAGCGCCTTGTACCTGCTTGGTGTACGACATCGCACGGGCCAGGCTCTTGGTATAGCGTGCCGAAAGCGAATCGTAGAGGTTGTCCTCGATTGCCTCTTCCGTCAACGCGAAGCCGAGTGCATACGTGTTATGCGTATACCGGGCCGTCCACGCTTCTTGACCGTTGTCATACCCGATACCCTGACCCTCAAACTTCTGAGGTGCCGGAGCGAAGCCAGCCAGCTTCGTCTCTTCCTCGAAAGAACGCTCGGAGCTCTCGACCTCGAAAATCTCCTTGTGCTCTTCACCGTACCGCTCGTACTCAAGACCGAACAGGGCATTAAGACCCGGCAGCAGTTCCTTGAGAAGTTGTGAACGACTGATTGCCATGGCTTAGTCCCCTTATGCGCCGGTTGCGTCGTTGTAGGCGTGCAGGCCCACATTGAACTTAACGATGAGATCAGGATATGCGTCCGCAGCCGCTCCGTTAGGCAAGTTACCCGCACCCGGGCTTACGCCGAAGGCCGAGATCGGATTCCACCAGAAGTACCACGCGGAAGGGCAGCGTGGCGGTAGCCGCGAAGTTAGCACCGGAAGCACCACCGTTTAGCGTCACCGCCGACAAGCCCGTGGTCGTGCTGCCAGCCGTGTAAGTGATACCCACGTTCTTGTTAAGCGCGGTCGTAATCGCCGTAAGCGGCGTCGCATTGATCTGCGCACCGCACTGGCACAAGTACAAGCCGTCCGGATCTTCATACACCTTGACGTACACGTTGGTGTAGCCATTGGTAATGGCGTTGGCCGGCAAGTATTGCGCTTCGATGAAGTACTTGAACGTCGAGTCGTAGTACCGCACACCGACACACACTCCCACGATGCCGTGCGTGGTGCCCACCGTCGGCGACGCTACCACCGCCGCGGGGTTACCGTTAGTCAGCTGAACCAGGTCACCATAAAAAATGGCGTTGGAGCTGTTCGTACCCATGTAGTACTCACGAGTAGCCGTCTGGTTATTGAACTGGCTGCCGATGAGTTGGTACGGCTTGAAGCCGTACGGACTGGCGATGAGGGCCATTGCTTAATCTCCCTTAAGAACCACTGCCGTTCCCACGGCTAACCGTAGTACGCGACTCAGAAAACAGCGGCATCCGGGGATCACCGCCACGCATGAACTGTGCTTCAACCGACCGTTGCTGATTCACCGACTGCTGCTCGTAGTACGCATCACGCTTCTTCATCTGCTCCGCCGAGCCCTTGCAGAGCAGCAAACCACCAATCTCGATCAACCCCTTGCTATTGGCAAGATAACCAAGCTCCTTGCCCACCGGATCCGTAGCTTTTACCGGCTCCCAGCCATCGCGGAAGCTGCGCGACGCACTCGTGGGCTCATACTGGCCCAGCACATGCGTGGCAACCCACTTCCAGCGAACCCCGGGGATCTCCGGCAGCTCAGGCAACGTGGCAGGCGGGCTGTATTCCGACGCCAGTTGTTCCCGGATAATGCGTTCCTGCTCTCGTGTCTGACGAGAACGGGGATCAATCGGTTGTTGGCGATCAGCCATTCTGCTGTTTCTCCAGCGCCACGAGCTGCTTGGCGTATTGCTCAGTAGTTATACCAAGCCGTTTAGCCAGCGCTTGCTGCGAGGTGCTAAGGGTTACTTTACGGGGGCCGGGTGTACGGCCTACAGGAGCAACGACGGACGCTCTAGCTGCCGGCGCTGAGGGGGTGGAGGAAGGCCCGAAATACTCGGGAAACTTCTCCTTCATGCGCGAGTCCACCTTCTGGTAGTACTCGTCCGACGTGGGATCTACCCCACCGTCGATAAGCTTTTTGTGGAAACCAAGAGCGAAACTAGTCAGCTCCGGATCTGCCCCGAACCATTGGTTGCGGGCTTGCCACTGAGCAGCCCTAGGGTCCACCGCCGGAGCGGGGTTAGTAGGCGCTTGCTGTACTGGAGTAGAAGGTAACTGAAAATTTTGCGGTTGTCCAGCGGGTATTTGCGTGGGCTGGAACTGCCGGGCAATCTCCGCCCGGATCGTAGCCTGGTTCAGGGCCTGCGTAGCCTCAGCAACCTTATCCGCATCACCAGCGGAGTAAGCCGCTGAAAGGGCCTTTTTAGCAAGTGTAAGCTCCGAGTCCGAGGCGCTCGTGATGGCTTCCTTGTGGATCTTCTCGCCCCGGGCGACATACTGCTGGAGGCGCTGGTTGTCCTCCCATAGCTGCTTTGCAATACGCGCTGCCTCGTCACGCTCGCGCTGCGCCGCTTCCTTTGCCCTACGCTCATCGTGGGTAAGGTGGGTAAGCTCACGAAAGCGCTTTTGTACAGTCTCCGAGTACTGCTTGGCTTCTTCATCGGTGGGGGCAACCGCCTCCAGCGGTTTATCTAAAGGCTTGCGATTTTTATCTTCCGCAGGCGTGTCGTCCGCGATTTCAACAAGAACCTCGGGCTCTGCGGGCTTAGCAACTTGTGCTTTAGCCGCAGCCGCTTCTACTTCATCGGGAAACTGATACTGGTCAGGGGGCATTTTCAAGCTCCTAAGAACTTCACCATAAGCGTGGGCTTGGCCACGGTCGCATCTACGTGATCGTCGTTAACGATACGTATAAGCTGCTTACCTATACGAAATTTAGTACCGCCGTATCTATCTAATAGAATCCAGTCACCTAGCCCACACCATGGCCCGCTGGGGAACCGCTCAGTGTCCTTATAGGCGTCTGGACCCATGTCAATTACGCGCCCTACCTGCATCATGTGCTGTTCGTTTACCTTCGTTTGATCCGGCTTAACTATCTCCGTGCCTTCAAACGTCTCTGGCCGCTCCTCAATCAACACGATGATCTTGTGCCCCACCGCTTTGGGCATGTAGTCATCGGACGGCTCTTCGTGCGCTTCGGCCCCAACCTCATGACTCATCGTCGCTCTCCTTTTTAACTAGGTCCAGCAGATCCCGCTCTGCCTCAGCAAGGCCGCGGATGATACCAACTGCTTCCTTGTAAGTCGCCCAGTCAGACGCGCGGCCGGTAGACAGCCAGTCCGCATACTCATTCATGCGTGCGCGGATCTTGCCTCGCAGCACCGCTGCGAGGGTCTCATCGCCATCGATCATTTTTTACCCTTGGGAGGCGGTTTGCCGCCGTTAGTAGTGGGGGCAGGCGGGGGGTGCAAGATCTCGTGCTGACGCTGCGCGTGCTGCGATGCATGCTCCATACCCATGCGCCACCCCTCCATGTGCGCCGTATGTTGCTTGTCGTGGTGCGACTTGGCGATGTCCACCCCGGTCTTCACGCCCGTCTGGTGCACCGTATCTTCGCGCTGGTTGTACTGCAGAAGCAGCTTGGCGGCAGCGATCAGCACATCGTTTTCGTCCTTGAAGATCTTGCGCTGGAGCTCCGCGGCCTTCAACTGCTGGTCCTGCTGCTGCATCTGGAGTACGGGGTCCGCCGCCGCAGCCATGGCTGCCTGGCTCGCGGCCTGGGCCTGGTTCTGCTGCAACAGCCGCTGAGCCGCCTGCGCAAGCGGCATGGCAAGCTGCGCTTCCGTCTTGGGGTCCATCGGTTGATCCGGCGGGGGGAGCTGGTGCCCGAGCTGCTGCTCGATCTGCACGCGGTACGCGTACCCCAAGTGCTCCTGCAGGTGAGCCTGCAGCGCTGTCTGGATAGATTGTCCGTTGGGCGACTGCCCGATCATCTGCATGATCTTGGGGTCCTGCATGGCAGCCATATGGACCTGGATATGCGCTTCGTGGTTCTGCGTGGGGAATGCCTTGATGGGGGCACCCTTCAACACCGCCATGTTCTCCGTCACGGGGTCCTGGGGCTGCTGCTGGTCGGGCAGCGGGACGATCTTGTCGGCGCCCGACATGCCTATATTAGTGAGCATGCTCTGGTGCAGGAGCGGCATGTTGTAGATCTGAGGGGCTTGCGCGGAGAGCTGCATCGCCACCTGGTACTGCGCGATGCGCTGGGTTGTCGTGCTGGCGTTGGGGTCCGAGCACGGGATAACGTCCACGTGCGCGTAGTCCTGCTTCTTTGCCTTGACCCCAGTCTTGGTGTCTAGCGGGATGGCGTACTGCTCGGGGGTGTTCTCCTTGATGATGGCTGCCAGGAGCTTTAGCTCCTGCTTCAGCGAGAAGTGCACCCGCGCCTGCACGGCAGACATGACCTTGAGCATACGCTCGATAATGGCAAGCGTCGTACCCACAGGGGCCTGGGCTGACATGTCGGAGACCTTCATGTCAGCTGTGGAAGCGAAGCTGCGGCCCTCCTGCACCATGTGCTGCATCAACTGGAACAGCACGTTAGAGGGCTCCTTGTAAGGGAGCGGCATCAGGTTGTCCTTCAGGACTCCCGACATCACCTCCACATCGCGCCATTCCCCAGGGGATATTGGTGTGTCATCGCCCTTAATACGGAGTCCGCGCGTTTTAAGGCCCCCGGGGAGGTTGGATAAGGTGCCCGCATCAACCAGCTGGCGAGTGATAAGAGTCGCGCTTCGGGCGTACCCTCCAATAAGATGGACCAGGCCGAACCCGTAAGAACCGAACCCGGGTATGTAGATATAGTGGACGAAATGCTGTCGAGGCAATTTAAGCTTGTCGTCAGGTCTCCAGTTCCTGTAGATCGATAAGAGTACATTCTTGGTCCTCTCGATGGTAACTATGTATGGCAGCGCGACACCCGTCTGCGCGCCCATGCTGTCCGTATCCTCGAACCCCTCCAGGTCCAGGTAGCACTGAACCTCGTACAGGAGGAAACGCTCGTCATAAGTCGAGCTGTACCCCGTCTGCTTGTCCTTCTTGTCCTGCAGCTCATCCTCGTCCTGGTACGCCCGCATGGGCTCCCCCAGGTCCACGTCCGGATCGTAGAACCCCGCCTGCTGCAGCCGCAGC